TGATACTTCTACTATTTCGGTTTCGTAGTCAAATAATTGTTGATTTAAAATATCTACTTTAGAGTTAATTTCAGTTTGACGTTCAATAGCTTGGTCTAATTGTTTTTCTAAAGCTTTTCGAGTAGCAGATGATGTAGTAGTAATTACTTGACCTTCAGCATTAGTATATTGGATAACATTATTTGATAATCCTGATCTTAAATCAGCAATAGCTTTATCTATATTTTCTTTTTCCCCATTATAAACATCAAGTTGACTTTGGGTATTGTCTCTTTTAGTTTCAATTAAAGTAATTTGAGCATCAATTGTTCCTGCTTTACTAGCAGTTTCTTGATATGCAGAAGATAAAAACCCATATATCCCCATAGATGTGATCAGTACTAAAACAATTGTAGCTATGGTTAAATAAATCTTTAATCCTAAAGGTAATGTTTTACGATATTGATAAAGTAAAGATGCTATTACTAATTTAGCTATCTCTAATGATGACGCCATAATAATAACTGCTAAAGTAGCACCTGCAAATAATTTACTAAGACCACTTACTGAATAAAAAGCAGCACTTACACTTATTGATAAAGCTGATAATGCTATAAAGAATGGGAATATTCTTTCTTGTATTTTCTTTAACATTGGTTACAGTATTTGTTAACTATAAATATAAAAAAAGTTAGTTATAAATCCAAACTATCTTCTTTAATATTTTATTCATTTTTTTCTGTAGCATATTTAACACCCATAATAGTACCAATGATACTAAAAGAATTAGTTAAAAGTATACCAAATAAATTTGACCAAGTAGATTCTAATATAGGGTTTTCTTTTCCAGTAACTAAGGTAAAAGCAAAAAGAAGTGTAGTAATTATACCTACTCCTAAAATAACCCATAAAGCTACCTTAACAATTTGACCTATTAACTCAAATTGAGTTTTTTTCTGCATTAATTCTAGATCTTCTAATGCTTTATCTTTTCCTTTTTCAGCTTCTTCTCTTAATTTATCAGCTTCCCACTCAGCATTTTTAGCTTCTTCTAATGCTGTTTGAAGCTCTTCCATAAGAGCATCATTTTCTCTTTGTTTAGCAACTAATTCTTTATTTTGTGCTTGAACTTGTTTTGTTACTGATAATCTTTTTATACGTGAATCTTTATCTTTATTCTTACATATGTTTAAATATTCAATAAATTCTGAATCACCATCATTTGCTGATATTACTTTGAGAATATTACCTTCTAAATATATTCTCTTTTCATTAGCTAATTTTAATAAATCATCTCTACATACTTTATTAATACCCATAACTAAGTCTCATTAGTTTTTATTATTTATAAACTTTGAATGGATTTGATTTATCTAAATACCCATCATAATCATTTCTAAATTGTTCTAAACGTGGTTCGATATCATCAGATTTTACTAACCAAAACTGAGCACCTGCAGCTTTTGCTTTCTCAATTTCTTGATTATCATCCGATGATGATATGATACCGATTACACACCCGTTACCATAATCAGTATTGATTTTACGAATCAGTTCAATACCATCAAAAGAAGAACCAATGATATTCAAATCAACAAATACACATTCAGGTCTTTCGTGATTAGGGTCGTCTGGAAACCATTCACTAAACTTTTTATCAGCTTCATCTGATGAGTTTAATGCCTCTAATGAAAGTGTTATATCTAAGATACTACACGCATCTTCAAATACCAAGTGAAATAAATCTTCATCATCCACTAATAAAATTGAGTTAATCATTTTGTTCATTTTGTTCATTTTAATTTTATCCTTAATTTAGTTCCAGGATTGCATTTTTCTGCTGTTATATCAAAACCATGTTCTTTTAGAATTGCTATACAAATATTCAATCCCAAACCTGAACCGCCTTCTTTCTGTCCTTCTTTTCTAATGTATGGTTTTGATAAATTCTCAAACTCAGTTTGAGTCATACCTCTACCATTATCCTGTACACATAATGTGTTATCATCTTCCATAAATACCATAACAGTTTTCGTTCCACTATCGTTATATTTTAATCCGTTACGAATTAAATTATCAATGGCAGTACAAAACAAAGCTTCGTTTACATCCATTGTAACTAAATCATCAATTACTACCTGTTTTGAGTATGATGTTGATGATAAATAGTTTTTAAGAATTTCTTTCAAATCAACCGCTTTGGTATCTAACTGAACATCCTCTTTTACTAAGTTGGTGAACTCTTTTACACCCGCATATACCTTCTGAGTATGTTTCAATCCCTCATCTAACATTTTGAGTGGTGCTTCAATTCTTAACTCTTTGATTATTTCATCATTTAATCTTCTTCTAAGAGATGATAACCCTCTTGGCATATAAGTATTGATACCACTATGCATATCGTGTCTAAGAATCTTAGCAGCGTGTTCTAAGTATGAGTTCTTTTGATTAACTATTTCTTCGGCTTCATGTTGTGCTGTAACATCAGTTGCTATTTTAAGTACTGTATCATATTCACCATTTGAGTTTTTGATTGGTGTATAGTTACCATATAACCATCTTTTTGAACCATCTTTAGCAACTCTCTCAAACTCACTAGTTATACTCTTTCCACTTCGTAAGGTTTCCCAAAATTCCAAGTATTCTTTACTCTTAGCGTATTCGGGAGTAACCATCGCAGAATGTGGTTTTTTAATCATATCTCCTTCAGTACACCCAACAAGTTTACAAAAGTTATCATTTGCTTTGATGATATACCCATCTATTGTTAATGTAACAACAAGATTAGATTGACTGATACCAGCTAATTGAGCGTTTACTTTTTCTTGTCTAACCTTTATATTGTTGATAAACTCTATCACCACTTTAAAGAAGGGAGGCATGAAAAATACAATACAACCCCACCCAAACTTAGCAAGAAATAGAGTAGGTTCACATAACCCAAATACAATACAAGTTTGTATTATTAAAAACATTACCATAATCAAACTTGAAATAACTAATGAAATTTTGGTATTTAATGATATACCCATTAAAAATTCTTTCATTTTACAATTCTTTCACCTTTATGTTTATCAATTTTATCTAAAATAATGTTTAATAACTCATTTTTGATAAAACCTGCCATAGAAGCGTTCTTAAGAGCAGACATTAATTGAAAAACTATAAATGGGGGAATTATTGTTTCGGATAACCAACCTGTACCTATAAATCCACTTTCAATCATTAGAATTGCTGTTAGGATTACTTCCCATGCAACTAATGATTTTAATACTTTAAGGGCTTTATAAGTTTTAAATCCTTCTCTTTTAACACCCGCAATTACTCCAAAAAACCCATCTAACAATAATACAGCTGCTACAGCTAAAAACTGTTCAGAATTTTCCATTGTTAGATTCATAAAATAGGAACAAAAAAATCCTATTGATGTTGCACCAACTATTGTTACTTGCATGAATGTTGATTTAATCATTTTTTTTTAAATTTTTATAAGCTTATTAACATATCAAGTAACTCATCTTGAGGAAACATATCAAATTTATCTTTTCTAGTATTGGTGTGGGTCCATAATCCTTTCACTCTACCATAATAAGCATCTTCATTGAATTCAAAAGCATCAGCACCCTTTTGTTTAATTAAAGAAGGTAATCCAGCTCTAACATCTATATTATCTCTTTCAGCAATCCATAAAATCCATTTTCTTAATGCTTCGATTTGAGCATCTGAATATTTATGCCATGTTTTATATCCTCTAAATGGTTTTTTTAGAGTTACAATTTGAGAATTATCTACTAAAGTTCCAGCATAAGTTTTACCATTTACAATATAACCAAAATTACACACTTCAACTGCTACTGAATGTGTATGCATATGTTGTGAACCATTTTTTCCTAAATGCCAACCATATCCACCTTCAGGAAATGCTTGAACCATTACACCATCATATTTATTATCATTTCCTTTAACTGAAGGACCACCTAATACAAATTCAGTTGCTACTGCACCTCTATCATCTCTACCCCATTGATCAATACAATTATATGGGTTATGCCAACCTGCTGTGTGGTGTAGGAAAATATATTCTTTATTTGTTGGACCAACTTTATACTCACCTTTAGGTAGGTAATGTTTTTCAATAGTTAATCCTTCTTTTGTTTCGAAAATTTGTTCTGAAATATCAGTACTAGCAATACCCATAGCATCCCAAGTGGCAGGACCCACAATACCATCAACAATAAGACCTTGATTTTGCTGCCAGTTTCTAACTGCTGTGTCTGTTCCTTTACCAAAGATACCATCTGCTTGAACCCCAAGAAATTCTTGTAGTTCTTTAACTTCTTTACCACGCGAACCTATTTTTAATATCATTTTGATTCTTCCTTTTTAGCAAAAATTTTAGTAATTCCATCAATTCCGAAAGAACCTAAAGTAATAATTACAAATGAATTAAAAATAGTATCATCTATTATAAATTCATTTCCTATAATTCCAGTAATTACATCTGCGGTTGCAAATAATGCCATAACAGTAAATGAAGCAAATCCTACAACATTTTTTTCATTAATATCATTGCTGTCTTTAAATATATCCTTAAAAGCCATAAAATTTGATTTTATAAATTTTACCATAGGCAACTATTAATTGGAAACATTTGATTATAAATATAGAAGAAGGGATGTTATTACACCCCTTCTCCAAAAAAATGAAAGATATTATTTCAATTATTTACCTAATAATCCTTTAACCCAAGTTTTTAGGATATCCCAGTTACGAGTAGCAAATATACCTAATGAAAAACCTGCAGCTATTTTATGACCTAATACCCATAGTACTAAACCAGCAACTAGGCCTAATATTCCTTCTATACCATTTTTTACAATCCATGATTTTACTGAATTGTAGATTTTTTTAAATAAGCTGATTTTTTCAACTATTTCTTCTTTTACTATTTTCTTTTTTCTTCCCATAATTGTTTAATTTGGTTATTTTATTGTTTTCTCCATA